CCAAACGCATATGAAACAAAGGATTGTATTCAGGATAATGCGTATCGTATTGAAAAAGTTTCTTTTCAGGTTTCCATTGCGCAATTATTTCGCGATAATTTTCGTTGTTCCCTTGCTCTTTCAGCGTGTATTGCTCATGCTTGGCGCGTTTTTTGGTTATGTATCTGTTTAAATAACCAGCATGGTTATCGTTCAGATGCTCTGCAAGCCCTTCCCTGATTCCACCATTGTCTGCAAAATATCCCTGTTGCTTCAAATCATCTTCTTTTTCGCGAAGCTCTTGGTCCATGTCGAGGTAATCATCGCCAAAAATTTCTTCGAACAGCTTGGGGTCTTTCAGCGCATCGCGAGCAACCGCCATTCGTCTTTCGTCGCTGTCGTTTATTTGATTTCCGTGAGAATCAAAATTCCGATATGAATTATCGCGAATGTTTTCTTCGTAATCAACAACATTGGCATCTTCTAAACGTCGCGCAACGTCTTTACGGCTGACGGTTTTTTGGCCAGCCGGAGGATGCATTCCTGCAATATCAGCCCATTTCAACTCGTCGGATTTTACGCCGGGTTGCTGTTTCAGGAAATTCACCCATTGATCAGGGGTCATTTTTTCCTGTTTGGCCTTTTGGGTAACCTCCGCAGCGTGTGAATAAGTTCCCAATACGTTTTTCACACGCATTGGTTGAAACTCAGGCTCTTTATTTTGATCCGAGCTCGAAGGTTTTTGCGGAGGAGGAGCTTCGCCTTTTTGTGCGACGATCTGACCTTGATCCTTGATTTGTTGTTTTATAGCTTCTTTTTCTTCGGCGCTCAAAGCTGGGTCGCGGAGCTGGGCGGAAAGCTCTTTGATTTTGGCCTGAGCTGCTGCACGGCGTTCGGAAAGGCTGCCGCCACCCTCTTTGTGGATGAAACCGCCATGCGCTTCGTGCTCTGGCTCTTCCGATTGCGCAGGTTGATTTCTTTGCTTTTCAACCATTTCATCGAGAAGGTTTTTAAACTCTTCATCAGAAATTTTTGGACCTTTCGACCCAAAAGCACGCCATTCAAGATCATTTTTTATATGTTGATGAGCCCGATTATAAATCTCATCTTCCATTTCTGGGTCCATATAAGAGACCGTATCCCCTCCTCCATGTGCAATTTCATGCATTTGGATTGGATTTTCATCATGGTCTCGCTCCATGGTGTGAGCCAAACTTTCCAATGTTTCTTTGTTTACCAAATTTTTTAAAATTGGATGGTTTTCATTTACAGGCTCTTTAAGAATTACGCTAAGAGCATCGCGAGCCTTTTCCAAATTATTAGGCGAAAGTTTTTTAATCGCCATTTTCTTTGGCTTCAGAAGTTTATTTATATTTTTGGCTTGGTTCACCGCCGCAACAGCATTGCGAGAAGTTTCCAGAAACTTTCTCCGGCTTACCGGAGCCTCCATGAGCACTTTGGTCGCCTTGGCAATCAAGTCAGGGCTCTCGGCTGATGCAGGGCCGCTGGAGGGTTTTTGTTCCGGGACAAGAGCCGGGGCAGGAGCTGCCACGGTTGCCGGCAAATTGGCCTCGGACGAACGAGGCATGAACATATTCATGAACGCTGCTCGTTTCGTGGGATCTTTTAATTCGCCGCCGTCGGCCTTGCCCGGAAACAAATCTTTTTGTTGTTGATTCAAACTATATTGCTGATTTTGTGCTTTTAGTTCATCCATATATTGTGGATTTTTGCTGAAAAACAAATTCATTGGGCTGATCGAAGGGTCGCTCAAATGGTGAAGGCCCATTGAAGTAAGTTTGTTTGTGTATTCTTCATCGGACAACGCTTTGGGCGTAAATGAAGCAGGAGCCGCTCCTTTTTTCGGACGACCGCCACGACCGAGATTAACTTTCAATGGCTTCACACTACGCGCGAGATGCAAAATGTCTTTGGTCATTGTGGTTGTTTCCCAGTTATTGCGGGGATGACGTTACCCAAAAGATTGCGGACGACTTGCTCGCTTTCCGGATGAACGGCGATGTTTTGAGCGAGGTCGACCATTTGAATTCGCTCTTTCGCAATCATTTCCTGCTCATCGACCATATTGTCCATGCGGTCTTTCTTCATGGTCGCGGCGAGCTGCGCGGCTTTTATCTTGGTGTCCATAACTTTGTCGTCGGCGAGCTGTTTCTTTATCATGAGTTCAGCCTTGTCAACATTTTGATCATGCTCGGAAGGGCCACTTTCCGCCCCGGCGAGACCATCTTGTTGAGCTTTTGCCATATCGAGCTGAAGTCGACCTTGATCCAAAGCAATCCGAGCTTGCGTTTCGGCCTGTTTGGTATCCGCATCTTGTTTTTTAATTTGAAGTTCAGCAAGCGCTTTTTGCAATTCAGGGGCAGGTTGCCCACGAGCCTGTGGAGGAACCATAAATTGCTCAGGGTTGGACCAACCGACCGCTTGCAACGCCGCCGTGTCGATGGCGATTGGGTCGTAAAGCGTTGGGTTTTGTGCTTGAATCTGTTTCAACGCAACAATCTTCATGAGCCGTTGGCTTTGGGAGGCTGTGTTTGGATCAGCTTGCGGGACCAAATCAACTTGGTTCAAAGCACGAATAAATGTTTCCTGGTCCCATTTGCGTGCTGGGCGGCGGTTCTTTTGCCAAAACGATTCAGGATTTTCCCTAAAACAACGAACCAATAACGCGAATTCCTCTGCCTGAGACGAGTGCATGCGTTTGTGAACAGCGTTCAACACTTTGGTGGCTTGATCAATCAACGCGATTGTCGTGCCGACGGGGGCGTCCTGTTTGCCTTCGCCCACAGCTTGTTCGGAGGTGCCGCCAATGCGAGCGCCCGTTTCGGCCATGTTTTGAACAAGGTTCATCAATGCGCTGGAGGGCTCTTTATATGGAAGAGGCATGACCGCCTGATTGATCGGCATTCCACCAGTTTTGACCAATGCTCCACCACCGGGCGGAACTCGGAATATATTTGTGTTTTGGCGTGCACCAGTGTCGGCATAAAGGAAGCCGGGGAAATTGGCATACATACCCGCATCAAGTAGCTCGCGCCAAGCAGCAGTGATAGCATTGGTTGTGTTCCCTAGGATGTGGAGGAGACCAATGTCATAAAAGCCCATCCCCGGTACGAATGTGTATTTAACAAAATTCTGACGGGCTTCAGGAAGATCCTTAGTTTCCTCATCGTAGTTGCGGACAATGGAGAGGATTTGCTTGCTGGATACATCGATGGTCACCCGATAAGGAATTTCGAGCCCTGTTTCTTTGCGCTTATGTTTATGTTCGAAGCCAGTGATGTTCAGCTCGCAATAGCATTCGTAGATCTCGCGGTCGCGGTCCTCTGGGTTCATTTGATCCGGAGCGATGCCCTGTTGGGCCATCTTTTCGCGTTGAGCCGCATCGTAGTCCGTTTGTTTCGGAGCGCTCAGCTCAACATCCTGATAAACACCGAGGATCTGCATACGCTTCACGGTCGATGGCCGCATATAAATGCGATGGGTGACACGCTTCGCATTGCTCAGGTCGGTTGCTGCATTGTTCACGATCAAGTCGTCGGCGTCTATCGATTCGCTGACTGGGCGACCACGGAGAGGGCAGAAGTAAACTTTCTTGAAGGCAGTACCACCAAACCCAAGCATGAGTAACATCCGATCGGTGTCGGGATAATATTCTCGCGCAGTGCTGGTGAGGTAGTGATTAAGATCGTTTTCAAGGTCGTTGGCAAGTTCGTCGGAAGCAAGGTCGGCATTGTTGTTGTCTTCCCGAATCTTTACTGGGCCATCAGTAGGCAAAAGCTCAGACCGTGCGTTCGCCTGAAAACGCAATACGGCTTCGAGCAAGAGCGGATGGCGGACTCTTGACATGCCCTCGACTGGTGCACCATCGGAAGCTCCCGAAAGTCCGGGGATCTCAATTTTGAGGCCCATGAGCTTAATGCCTTGAGCGCGGTCATCAATCCACTCTTTCCGGGAATCGAGGTCATCCTGAACGCCTTTTAACAGCTCTTCGGAGATGCGAGCGAGCTCCGCCTCGTTAATTTTATCGACCAAATTATCGAACCAGCCTTCCGGCCCACCTTCATTTGCGCTTTCCAACGGCGAGCCATCGAGCGTCAGCGTGACCGACCCATCACCATGTTCAATCGTGAGTAGGTTGCCCTTTTCATCGACGTTGGGCGCATCGCTTTCATCCGCAAGTTCAATCTCAATGCCCTCATGCTGAAGCTCTTCGGGCGCATCACCGGGCAAGCGGATGTTTGGGCTGAGGCCGGGGGTGAGCGCCATTTCCTATGTTCCTTCTCAAACGGCATAAAGCGGAGCAGGAGGCGCTCCGCGATGCTGGATGTTAGATTCGTAATCGTTTTGGGCTTCTTCAGGTCGGGCTATCATGCCTGTTTTTCGCAAATGACGCAAGGCCATTGATACGGTGTCGACAAGATCGTCGTGTTTTCCTTTGGGGAAAATGGCCGATTGAGTGATGACCATGTCCGCCCAGCTCTTGTCCGGGGCATAAACGAGCCCTTCAGCAAAGATATGCTGGACCGAATAGAGCCTCGAGCGTTTGTCGATGCCGTTTGGGTTATCGGTGATGACCATGAAGCCGAGATGATTGTAAAGCCGACGAAGCTCTTGCGCCACCGAATGTCCCGCCGCTTTGTCTTCGATCAGGATTGCATCCGCTTTGTATTTCTTCAGCGTTTCAGCCACCTTGGTCACGAGCTGATGGAGCTCGAGGCGCTCCGCCCATGCGTTGACAAGCATGACTTTTGGATGAGGAGCTTTGTAGCCACGCTCTTTTGTGTACATTTCATGCCGAGCCATTGGTTTTTTCATGGCGTCAGTCGAGACGGGATCTTCCGTGTAAATTCCCCAAATGGTCAAGGCCGATGGATCGTTTTCGGTTTTCTCGGTGTAAGCCGTGTCGAGGCTGGCAATGATGTAATCGAACGCAGGGAACGATTCATGCTCCCAAAGCTGCCACCAGTCGCGCTTTATGATCCCGCCGTCTGCAGGGGTTGGAGTTTGCTGGAACTGACCGCTCACGGCGTATGGGCCCATGGCCCGTTTGTCGCGCTCCACAACGTGCTCTGGGAACCGTTCAGGGAAAAGGAGCTCGCCTAGCGTTTCGCGCTGGTCCTCCCAGCCCAGCATCGTTGGAGCGGCGCGGAGGGGCTCGTATTCCATGGGCAACATGATATGGTCGTAGCCCAAACCTTTATCGAGGATGACGCCCGAGACATCCTCTTCATGGAGGCGCTGCATGATGACCACGATTGCCGACTTGTCCGGGTTGTTCAAACGGGTCGGCACAGCTTGCAAGAACCAATCAATCGTGGTCGATCGCATCTGGTCCGAGGCAGCGCTTTCCACCGTGTGGGGATCGTCGATGATGACTCTGTCGCCACGAGCACCTGTGATCCCGCCAGCGGCCACAGCTTGGCGGAAGCCAGTCGCGGTGTTTTCGAACTTGGTTTTTGCGTTCTGGTCGCCTGTCAACGTGACACGGTCGCCCCAAAGTGATTGATACCATTCGGACTGAATCAGTCGGCGCATCTTCGTCGAATCACGGATGGCGAGCTCTTGACCATGGGAGGCGCAAACATAGCGCAAATGGGGCATATTGCGTGGTCCCCATTCCCAAGCTGGCCAAAAGACGTTGGTCAGCAATGACTTCATTGCGCCTGGTGGCACGTTGATCAATAGACGATTGTAATACTTTTCATCGTCGATCATCATCTCATCAGTGATTGCAGTGAGATGCGCCGCAATCAAGTCGATGTGCCAGTTGTGGACATAATCTTGGCCCGGTTCGACCACGTGCCATGCAATTTTTATGAAATCAACAAAACTTTCTTCGCAATCTGCTTTGTCCAAAAGGAACAAAAGCTCATCGGGCGTGTAGCTTTCGGCCAGTTCCTCCAAGTCGTAAGCCACCCGATCATGCATCAGTCAGCCTCAACCGCTGTGAGTTCGATCTGCTTCAATAAAGCATGGCGCAACTGATCACGGACCTGCGCTGGCATGAGCGTCAAATCAACCTTTTGCTTGATGTTCACATCCAAAGTGCTTTCGGCCAAAAATTTTGCGCCGTATTTCTTTGGGGCCAGCTTTTCATTGTGCCAGCGGCGTGTGTCAATGCGGTTTCGCGCACGAGCAGGATTCGCATCATCGTCCGCAATGTCCATCATGGTCTCGACCATAATGTCTGCTCTCATTTCAATTGCTCGTGCGTATTGTTTGGCCAAAAAAGGCTCATCTTTGATGTGAGCAAGAAAAGTCGCCGGGCTTGGAAAGCGTTTTGAGCCGTCTTTATTTAAACTTTGGCAAACTTTTGTTAGGCTTTCGCCTTCGGCAATACGACGAATGATTTCCGCAAGATCTTCCTGCTTCACATCATCGTTCAGCCAAAATCCTTTACGTTTAGGCGGTATCGCAACAGCTTTTGAGGCTTTTGCCACAGTGCATTCTCCCTCTCAGAATGAGAAAGCGAGTATGCTCCGGAACAAAACAAACGCAAAAAGAAATCGTTAAGTGTAACAACCCATTCGAAATGCTAGGATATCATGCAAATTTGAGGAAAAATTTGCCACATCAATTTCATCTTCTGGCCTGAAATCAAACTTATTTTGAAGCATCGCGGCTTTTGAGCCTTGATAAAACAATATCCTATCAGGTGTTTTGCCTTCGCCAACCCCCACAATAAACAAGCTGTAGCCTCCGGCTTTGAACAAATCCCGATGCCACTGAACCTGAGAAGCTCGGACATCATGACAAGACAGCTTCTCACCTTGGATTTCTCCAACTTTCAACTCAATAGGCACAATCCTGCCCTTCACCATGATCTGGAGATCCGCAATCCCAATCGTTCCACCTCGCCTCGGCTCATAAGTCGAAAGCCATCCGTCCCAGTTTTCCCGAAACCAACTTTTGAATTGCTGTTCATTCATCATAGCCCAAAACCCCCTTTATTCCGTTTCCATTCCGAAGTGGGTTTCCCACCCTTTCTCTATTCTTCTCTCTCTCTCTTAATCAGAGGACAACAGATGAAATAAGACTTCTGGTGGAAACGGTAACACTATATTTCAATGACTTACGCCGTAAACGAAATCTTTCCGTCTTGATCGACCTGAAATCGACCCTCAATCGTTTCGGTACCGAAACAATTAATCTCCGACCCAAAACCCTTCTTTTGAGACGACCGCAACCTCTGAATAATGGCCCTCCAGCCGAAAATGATGGCCCGGCATCTCACGCTGAAGCCGCTCCATTTCCTTTCTGCATTCCGCCTCATCGTCGAACTCTTCAACAATGTAGCTTTCCGAGCCATTCAATCGCTGTTGGCCCTT